CGACAAAAAGCCATTCAGCGTTATGCAGCTGTGTATCAAGAATCGTTCGAAGCCGAGCCCGTTTCATACCGCAAGGAGAACCGGGCAAGGCATGAAGCAAATATGCGGCTTCGCCTGTTTGTGAGAAATCACGGCAGGGCTTTACAGGGGTATACCGCCGAACCTCCCCTGGCCGGAACGCCACCGCGTTCCTGATTGTTGCGGGTTTAAAGGTACCCGGACAAAAGCAGGCTTAAAGGTGCCTGTTCAGGTTGGCAACTCACTAACTCAATTCCCCGTATGTACTAGGTAAGTAGTACGTTTTTATGGGGAAGAGGGAAAGGGGGGTACGGGGGGATTGGGTGTAGGGGTAGGAATAGGGTCTTTTCCAACAGGAGAGATCCATTGGTTAAGTAGATCACTGTCTTAAGGGCGCAATTAAAAAACGCCTGTATCAGCAAACAAGTACAAGGCGCTCAGGCGCTGAGAAACAAAAAGGGTTCTTTCTGGAAGAGTGATTTTTCAGGGGAGCTGAATCAGAAGGGAGGCTGGCAGCCTTTGGGGAGGCCACCAGCCATGTGAGGGGGAATCCATGAAAACCACATCACAGAATTATTATCTCATCACCGCGGGGTCCGCACAATGCAGCTGACGATCACACCGAATTTTGCACAGGAACGAGCACTTAACCAGCTGCGCCGTAACTGGAAGGATACAGAAACCTTCATGGTGTACTCGCCGACGGGCAGCGGTAAAACAGGACTGGCCGCCTTCATCGTTGCCGGGTTCGTCAGTCGTGGCATGCGGGTAATGTTTTGCGCGCCTTACCAGATCCTCATAACCCAAACCGCAAACCGTTTTGTGGAGTATGGGTTGCCGGGTGATGAAATCGGCTATGTCTGGGCGGATCACCCAAACTACGATCCTACCCTCAAAATACAAATCGCCAGCGCCGATACGCTTATTCGTCGCGTGTTTCCTGACAATATCGATCTGCTGATTATCGACGAAGCTCACCTGAGAAAAAAACGCATCCTGCAGGATATTGAACGCCTGCGCGAAAAAGGCGTGAAAGTGATCGGACTGTCGGGTACACCGTTTTCCCCGTTCCTGGGCAAATACTATGACCGACTGATTAAGCCAACCACCATCGGCGAGCTGATCCAGCGCGGCGACCTGAGCAAATACGAATTTTACGCGCCCACAAAGCCGGATCTGAAAGGGGTTAAAACCTCTCCGTCCCTGCAGTACGGTACCGACTACAACGAGGCGCAGCTGGCGGAGATCATGTGCGGTTCAACGCTGGTGGGCGATATCGTCCAAAACTGGCTGGAGAACGGCCGGGACCTGCCGACAATCGCGTTCTGCGTCAACGTAGACCACGCTAATTTTCTGACTATTCAGTTTAACCAGGCTGGCGTAAATGCAGAGGTTATGACTGCAGATACGCCTGCGGAAGAACGCCAAACCATCATTCACCGCTTCGAAACTGGCGCCACAAAAATCATCGTCAGTGTAGGGGTGCTGGTTGCCGGGTTCGACAGCGATGTTCGCTGCATCATCTACGCCAGGCCAACTAAGAGCGAAATTCGCTGGCTGCAGGCGCTCGGGCGTGGCTTGCGCACCGCTCCGGGTAAAGAGTCCTGCCTCATCTTCGATCACAGCGGAACCGTGCACCGCCTGGGTTATCCGGACTCTATCGAATATGACGATCTTCCGGGTAAATCAGACGGGATGGAGGAGGGCGCGCGCCGCCCAGTTGAGGAACGAGCAGAAAAGCTGCCTCACGAATGCTCACAATGCCACTTCATGAAGCCTGCAGGCGTCTATGTCTGCCCTAAATGTGGCCACAAGCCGCTGGCCGGGGAGGACATTGATACCGACACCGGGCGAAAACTCAAAAAAATTGGGGGCGAGCAGCGCCAGCCGACGAAGGAAGAGAAACAAGCCTGGTGGAGTCAGATCAAATTCTATCAACGCCAGCGCGTATCGCTGGGGAAAAAGCCTGTCAGCGATGCCTGGTGTTCTCACACCTTCCGCGAACGTTTTGGGGTATGGCCGAACGGCCTGAGCGATTACCCGATGGACATCACTCCGACAGTCTCAAATTTCATTAAGCACAAGCGGATCAGCTTCGCTAAACGAATCGAAGCTCAGCAGCGCCAGCAGGCACAGGCAGAAGAGCAGCCTACCCAGGAAAGAATTCAGCAGGCGCTTAATCGCGTCAGTGATATCAGACAGCAGTTAGGAAAACGAGCATGAAAACGGTAGAAGCAGCAAAAGGCCATTGGGCCATGATTTTTGAGCATTACGGCCTGCCGCCGATCACCGGTAAAAATCACTTTAAGGGGAAGTGCCCGCTGTGTGATTCGATTGGAAAGTTCCGCATCGATAACCGCGACGGCGCGGGAACATGGATCTGCACCTGCGGCAGCGGTGACGGACTTAAGCTGGTTACCGAAACCCAGGGAAAACCATTCAACGAGGTTTGCCGCGAAATTGATGCACTGATCGGCAATACGTTCAGACGTGACAAAGTTCCCGAGGCTAGCGACGCTTCGAAGCTGCGGAGAAAGGTACTCAACAACTTTGCAAAAATGTCTCCTCTGCGCGGTACATCCGGCGCTGAATACCTGAATTCACGCGGTATTTATCAGCTTCCAGCTGAGGCCGTGCGACTCAACCCCAAGCAACGGCATAACGGACGGGTGTACCAGTCTATTTATTCACTGGCAACAGACGATAAAGGTGAACTGTGTTACCTCCATCAGACGTTATTGGATGGTGCAAAGAAAGCTGACATCGGGGCCAGCGCCAAGCGGCAGAAATCGCTGCAGGAAGATAACTATCTTGATCACGCTCGTTCGGTCGCTATCCGTATGTTCCCGGTCGCCAGCACACTTGGCATCGCTGAAGGTATCGAAACTGCGCTGTCTGCACACCAGATTTACAAAGTGAATACGTGGGCGACTATGACCGCCAATTTTATGAAGAAATTCCGGGTCCCGGCAGGCGTTAAGCATCTGATTATTTTTGCCGACCGCGACGAGACAAGCGCTACGGGTTTAGCTGCTGCCTGCGAATGCGCTCACGCAAATCTGGTGGCTAAAAATGACCTGCAGCGCGTGAGCGTGTACTGGCCGGATCACGATGATTTCAACAATATGCTCATGAATGGCGATCAGGTTCGTGAGCTGGTTTTCTATAAAAAACAGCAGGTGGCCGCATGAAACTGGAAGCATCACTCAAACATTTTAGTCCTCAGGGAATGCATATCAGCGATGACGTGAAAGGAACCTCTCCGGACCGCCTTACAGGAACAGACGTAATGGCGGCGATTGGCACCACCAGCAGCCGTGCGCGCTTCGGCCTGGCGGCGTTCTTCGGTAAAGCGGGAATCAGCAAAACGGATGAACAGCTCGCAGTTCAGGCGCTGGCGCGATATGCGATGGATGTCGCTCCGAAGAATGTTCGCAAGGCAGCTGGTGGGCAGTTCGGATGGTGTATGCAGATGCTGGCACAATTTGCCTTTGCTGATTACTCCCGTTCGGCAGCTACCAGCGTGACATGTCACAGTTGCAGCGGTACCGGGTTTATCTCAGGGAATGAGGATGTAGTTAAACATCCTGGTATTTTCGACGCCGACGGTGCTGCAGTGGTGGCCCCGAAGATTAAAAATGAACTGGTGAAAAGGATTTGCGGAACATGCGAAGGAAAGAAAGTGATCCTTGCACGGTGCAGGTGTGGCGGTAAAGGCGAAGTGTTGGACCGCAAAGCGACCAAAGACCGCGGCGCACCGGTTTTCAAAACGTGTGAACGTTGCTCTGGCAATGGCTTCTCTGCTATCTCCTCGGCGACGGTACACCGTGCCATTCTGAAGCGTCTCCCGGACCTCCATCAATCCTCATGGTCACGCAACTGGAAACCCTTCTATGAAATGCTGGTGGACACTCTGCGCCAGGGGGAGCGTCATGCAGCAGTGGAATTTGAGAAGGCGACAACTTATTAATATGATCGGAGCAAATAGCGACACTTTTTTGCATGTTAGTGTTGACTTTGCATAAAACTGTCCTGTATGCTTCTGATTATGGAGTATAACGCCTGTAGATAATTAACCTCTAAAAGCCCGCCACGTTGCGGGTTTTTTTGTACCCGTATTTCCTGCGCACCGCCCGCGCATTCATCACGTCGAACCAATCCATTTGAAATGAGCCTTTGAGGAAGTCGGTTAGCGCTGGCGAGCCTCGACGGGCTGGTTTCCTGTGCGGCAAAGGTTCATTTCAAAGTAAGGCATACGCATATCATGAGCATCACCCAAGAACGGCTGAAAGAGGTTCTGAAGTACGACCCTTTGACTGGTTTATTTGTTTGGATCAAGCGAACAAACTCACGGTCTACGCCTGGCAAAATAGCCGGGAACGCAGATACGTACGGCTATATCCAGATAATGATCGATAAGAAATTAATTTTCGCTCATCGGTTGGCTTTTTTGTATATGGACGGTGCGCTGCCGCCGGCTGATAAGTGTGTCGATCATATCAATGGCAATCCCAAAGATAACCGATGGGACAACTTACGTATCGTTACCCAGTTTGTTAATCAACAGAACAGACACAAAGTTCGAAAAGGGGCGAAGTCCAAGCTGATTGGAGCAAACTGGTGCAAAGCTCGCGGCGTATGGCGTTCCGCTATTCGCATCAACGGGCAACGTAAAGAGCTCGGTAGTTTCCAAACTGCGGAGTTGGCTCACGAGGCTTACATGAAAGCTAAAGCTGAAATGTGTCGTTAACGCCTACACGAATAAAATAAATTAAGCCCTGCCTGTATTAGTGGGGCTATTTAGTTTCTACACAACGGAAATCGCTTTGAGTATGTGACGACATCCCGGTGAGACCAGGCACACTTCCCTGGCGCGGCAAAGCGATCCCCATTGTGATGAAGCTCAGCGGCGAGCTAGGGAATAGTTTTGCGGTGAATATTCTGGATAAGTAGCCACAAGGCGCGCGTAACCCAATCGGCAGCGCACCGATGGAAGCTGGTTCGACTCCAGCCTTCACAATCATTACTACAGGCTACCTTCGGGTGGCCTTTTTTGTTTCCCCTCAACCTTCTGAGAGGATCAACAGCAATAAGAGGGGGCTTAATGTCCGATCCATTAACCGGCACCGGCGCAGTTCTCGGCGGCGGCCTGCTGGGTTCAGTCCTGTACGGCGTCTTTACTCATACAGATTTCGGTGTGGTGTTTGGGGCGTTTGGTGGTGCGGTGTTCTACGTCGCAACAGCAACGAACCTGTCTCGTGCACGACTGGCTGGGTATTTTCTGACGTCGTTTATCGTTGGGGTGCTTGGGGCTGGATTTGTTGGCTCACTGCTAAATGCCGCATCGCGATATGAAAAACCGTTGGATGCACTCGGAGCAGTGATTCTGTCTGCCCTGTGTATCAAAATCCTAACTTATCTTAATAACCAGGATCTGAACAGCCTGTTCAGCTTTTTCTCGCGTTTACGCGGAGGAGGGGGAAATGGCAGGTGAGCTGACTGCATTCTTTAATGCATTTATCTGCGCGGTAATTGTTGTCGTTCTGATGTTCTACCAGCGACATGGCGCCCGGCATCGTCCTTTCATCTCTATCATGGCGTATGTAACCGTACTGGTTTATGCCGTTATCCCGTTGCAGTTTATCTTCGGTCTCTATCGTGACTCCAGCTGGCTGGTGGTGGTGGCAAACCTCCTTATCTGCGCCGCCGTTATGAGGGCCCGGGGAAATCTGGCACGTCTGGTAGATCATCTGAGGCACTAATGAACCAAACACAATTTGAAAAGGCGGCATGTATAAGCGCCGGTCTAGCCGTGCGCTGGTTTCACTATATCGATGCTGCAATGAAGGAATTCGGCATAACCGCGCCGCTCGATCAGGCCATGTTTATCGCGCAGATGGGCCATGAGTCCGGCGGTTTCACCCGGCTGGTGGAAAACCTGAACTATGCGGCAGAAAACCTGGTACCTACGTTCGGCAAGCATCGCATTACTGCACAGCAGGCCGCCGCGCTTGGCAGAACGGCAACACAGCCGGCAAATCAGAAAGCGATTGCCAATCTGGTTTACGGCGGTGAGTGGGGCAAAAAGAACCTGGGCAACCAGGTTTCTGGTGATGGCTGGAAATATCGCGGTCGCGGCCTGAAGCAAATCACCGGGCTCAGCAATTACCGCAACTGTGGCCACGCGCTGAAGTTGGACCTTGTAACCCAGCCTGAATTGCTGGAACAGGATGAATATGCTG